GGTCGATTGGAAAACAGTAAAGGCTAAGAACCTTAACTATTTTCCTTCTCTTCAACAACGCTGGCAGGTTCAAACCTACGGCTATCTTATCGAACAGAGTGGATTGGGGAAGGTCCATAATGTTCACTTAGTTGCAATACCAAGAGATGGCGATGAGAGAGATATAAAGGTCCACTCAGAGAAGTACGATTCTTCTATCGCTTTAGAAGCCCTCTCTTGGTTAGCAGCAATCAAAGAGACTAACGTCGCTCCTGAACCTGAACGCGATGAAAGTTACTGCAAGTTCTATTGCAAGTACTATGACGCAACAGGCGAGATGGGATGCGTTGGTCTAAAAAAAGACAGTACAAAAACTGAATACCTAGTTATAGAAGATCCGGATGCGGATAAGAACGCATTGGAATATCTGCAACTGGATGCCAGGATCAAGGAACTCACCGAGAAGAAAGAATCTCTACGTGCGAGTCTTGAAGGCTTGGCGGGTGTCACTAAGTCTGGCATCCAAGTGCAATGGTCTACTGTGAAGGGTGCCTTCCAGATAGACAAAGACAAAGTAAAAGAATTACTTGGTGAACTGCCAGGTAAAGAAGGAAAAGAGACTACTCGTTTGAGTATTAAACATATAGGAGGACAGAATGGCTGACGCAACTAAGTTCCAAGCGAACTTCAAGTTGGCAGACGGAACACTCATCAACATCTACGCTGACAGCGCTCAAGACTTTGAGCAACAGTTAGCAACCACACAGGATCTAGCAACTCTAATCCATAGTGTGAGTCAATCTTTGGGCAGCGCTGGACCGGCTCGCGCCTTTCAGCCTCGTACATCCGCCCCAACCGCACCAGCGCAAGCCTCAGCGCCAGCGCAAGCGGAAGGTGCAAACGAATGTAAACACGGACCGATGACATTTAGAAGTGGAGTTAATGCACAAGGTAAGGCTTGGAAGGGATATATGTGTCCTGCTCCAAAAGGTACACCTGACCAGTGCAAACCAATCTTTCTAAGGTAGTGCGATGCGAGAGCCACGTGACTACGAGGCTCCGCTATGTGCTCAAGTCGGTGGAGACATCTGGTTTCCCGAACAGGGCGGAGATCAAACTAACAGTCTCCGAGCGAAAAGTATCTGTAACCAATGTAACCATCGATTTGAATGCGCCGAATGGGGCATTAACCACGAACGACACGGTATCTGGGGTGGACTTACACCAACTCAGAGAGAGGTTATTCGTCGTAAGCGAAACATAATTCTACCGAGGGAGAGAAGTGCTTAAGATTGATCGCGCTTGGCAAGGGGTGCAAACAAAAGCAACTCCATTGCCTGAAGTGTGGAAGTCACTGACTAGGGAATCTATAAAGTTCCGTAGAGGTCAGGTCTGTATGGTTGCAGCAGCACCCAATGCAGGTAAGTCAATGTTCGCCCTGGTATATGCAATCAAAGCACAAGTCCCAACGCTATTTTTCTCGGCTGATACCGATACAACAACGGCTATCATTCGAGCAGCAGCACATACATCAGGTCATACACAGGCAACTGTGGAGACTAATCTAAATAAGTATCCTGGATTCTATAAAGAATACTTGGATCAGATGCGCCACATCTCTTGGGTCTTTGACTCTAGTCCATCGCTAGATGACATTGAGATGGAGATAAAGGCGTACATAGAACTGTATGGCGTTGCACCTGAACTAATTATCATTGATAATCTAATGAACGTAGCAGCAGAACACGATAACGAGTGGGCTGGGCTAAGAGAGATTATGATGAACTTGCACGATATGGCTAGAAAAACGGAGGCGTGCGTCCTTGTCCTCCATCACGTCTCTGAAGCCAGTGAGTACGGCTCCCCCTCGATGCCGCCTCCTCGACGTGCAATTCACGGCAAGGTAAGTCAATTACCTGCTGTCATACTGACCCTTGGATACGATCCGTCCCAAGGGTTGTTGAGAGTGGCGCCAGTAAAGAATCGGTTTGGTCCTCACTACGCCGATGCTTCACGACACGCCACTCTCTTCACAAACTTTAGTGCCTGCCAAGTTGGAGATGATGACGCACAAGGCAGGGCATACCTACGATCGAATGCACAGGTGAATACATACAACTATGGGTACGTACAACAAGGTTAAGGGTTCTAAGTTTGAAGTGGATGTAATGAAATACATTCGCTCACTTGGTCACTTTGCAGAGCGGTTAGCCAAGGCTGGCGCCTCTGATGAAGGTGACATAGTAACCATAATCGCAGGTCAGACCTATATTTTGGAATGTAAGAACCGTAAGAAACTAGATCTGCCTACCTTCTGGAGCGAAGCACTGAAGGAAGCGCACAACTACGCAAAGGCTAGAGGGCAAGTGGTTGCACCTCCGGCCTTTGTGATAGTCAAGAGGCGTAATGCCTCAATAGAACAATCCTGGGTGATACAACCACTAGAGAAATGGATAGAGCAAATGCCAGTACCACAGGGACAGATAACTAGCAGTCAGGGCTGGACCACAGAACCTGAAGAAGTTAAGGAAGAACCAAAGCAGGAAGAAGTTAAACCAAAGAAGAAGAAAGCAGTAGAAGAATGATCTGCCACGATTGTCAGTTGGCTGCTGACTACAATAGTAATAACCATACTACGATGGCTAAAACATTCCACGAGAAATGTGAAGGAGACTGCGGATGTCAGCACAGGACTGGTCCAGGTTGGTACATAAAGGTGGGAGAAAAGCCAACGCAGATGCGAGTTCAATCCCCATAAGAATCATTGTTGATTTCTATGGTGGAGAAGTGAGGGAAGGTAGAAGCGCTTCAGTTAAGTGTTGTATGCACGATGACTCTCGTCGCAGTGCAGTGATCAATACGTATGACAACCTCTACTACTGTCACACTTGTGGCAAGGGAGGCACTGGGGTTCAGGTAGTGATGGAGAAGGAAGGACTAGGATTTAAGGATGCACTCCAACGAGCAAACGAGATCGCTATTGCAGGCGGTCACCAAGTACGCAACGGATCTAGACGAAGCAGGCGTAGCGTATCTAGAAGGACGTGGAATACCTAAAGAGGTAGCCAATCAGTTCTCTATTGGAACTGTTAGTGAACCTATCAATGGACACGAAGCCTATGTAGGTTGGTTATCCATTCCGTTCTTCTCTGCTACAGGTATATGCGTATCAGTAAAGTTTCGCCGTATAGATGACGGCAAGCCTAAGTATGGGCAACCACTTGGACAGAAGACGCACATCTACAATGTCGCTGATGTCTTAGAAGATAGCGGGCGCATTGCTATCTGTGAAGGTGAATTAGACGCGCTTGTAATGTCAGGAATCTGTGACATACCAGCAGTAGGAATACCTGGTGTAGCCGCTTGGAAGCCTTACTATACAAAGTTATTCGGTGGTTTCGATACCATCTATGTAATCGGTGACAATGATCTGAAAGAGGATGGCACAAACCCTGGTGCGGAGTTCTCTCGGCGTGTCGCAGGTGAGGTACTTAACTCGCAAATAGTACAATTACCGCAAGGTATGGACATTAACGAGTATTACCTTGCCTTTGGAAAAGAGTCTGTCAGGGAACTGCTAGGAGTAGCGAAGTGAATGAGCAAGAAAAAGGACTTACAAGAGGCAGCAAGATTATTGATGGATATGGGGATGATAATAGTCTCGATAGATTACAAGGCTGGGACAATTACTTGCCAGCCAATGCCGGTAAGAAAATAGATGATGCCTTCATCGCAGATGTATGGCGAGTCTTGGACACCGCCGGAAATCTGCTCATCCGCAAGCATCACGATTACGGCCCGAAGAACATCGCTCACAGTCCAGGTGGCCCACTCAACGGACTCCGAGTGCGTATGTGGGACAAAGTGGCTCGCATCAATAACCTCCTTGATAGCAACCTATCTCCCTCAAACGAAAGCCTAAGAGATTCCTTTATAGATTTACTTAACTACTCAGCCATAGCAATTATGGTGCTCGATAAAAAGTGGCCTGAATTACCCAATGACTAACCAACTCCACCCTTCCTTAGATGATCTAGTCCCTTCAGTTGTGACTGTGATCCATAGGAAGTTTCGCACCTATGTGGAGAAAGTTGATTTAACCCAAGAGGCTTGGGCTTTTGTATTAAGTAAGGCCGATCAGTACAACAATTTATTATCTGATGAGAATGAATTACAGCGTAAGTGGAACGAAAAGAAAATTGCTTGGCAGATTCGCAGAGCGCTAGAGAGATACGCTCGCAAGGAGAAAGCATCCAAGGCTGGCTATCAGATAGGCGATGAAGCGTACTACGATACAGTTACG